CAATGAAGACTAAGAAGTTTAGCGAAGTACGTAAATGGGTTGCTAGTAATATAGACAATGAACCTACTGCTATCTTTCGCAAACTATACGATAATGCTCATGAGCATTTAGAACCATCGTCTATACCTCAGTTAGTATTAACGATTGCTGACTATCAATATAAATCAGCATTTGTAGTAGATCAAGAAGTTAACATGGTAGCATGTTTAACTGAACTAATGGTACAATGTGAGTTTAAGTAATGGAAGATCAAAAGTATCAAACCAGAACTTGCTCTATATGCGGTACACTAATTGAAGAAGACATGCCTGGTGTTGTTTTCCATAGTAAGGATATTGAATATGCTTGCTGTGAAAAATGCGTCAGCAAAGTCGAAAATGAGGTAATGAGCGATGAAACCATTTGACTTTGTTAATTCTGCTTCATATAGTAAAGAAGATCTTATACGGGAGAGTGATAATCCAGAACTAGCTGAGAAGACCTATGCACCTTTTCTAACTAACAAAGCATTTTCATATCATGTTGATACTATTATGTACGCTAATGAGATGAATATGCGAAGTGCCCTTGAAAATCAACTAGCATTCGACTATTACCTAAATAGTATCAGACCACAGAAAAGATTCGCGAAGTGGATTAAGAAAGATACTAGCGATAGTCTAGAAGTAGTAAAAGAATATTATCAGTATAATTATGAAAAAGCTGAACATGCTTTATCATTATTGTCGCAAGAGCAACTGATTGAATTGAAAAAAAGATTGGAAAAGGGTGGTAAATCATGACCTCACTAGAAAGTATGGTCGAGGTGAAGCTAGCTGAAGAAGAAGACTTCTTAAAAGTACGAGAAACGCTAACTCGTATTGGTGTCGCCTCCCGTAAAGATAGAACACTATATCAGTCGTGTCATATACTTCACAAACAAGGTAAGTACTATATCGTACACTTTAAAGAGCTGTTTGCTCTTGACGGTAAACCTACGAACTTTGCAGAGGAAGATATTGCGCGCAGAAATACAATTGCAAATCTCTTAACTGAATGGGGACTTATTACATTAGTCGACCCAATTAAAACAGAAGAGCCAGTTGCACCGTTAAGTCAAATTAAGATTATTTCTTACAAAGATAAAGATGCTTGGGAATTAATAACTAAGTATAATATTGGTAAGAAAAAATAGTTGCCTTCCTGAACAGGAAGACCTATATATAATGTAGGATGCCACGTACGTGGGTCCGCTACAACCTTGCTTAAATGGAGGTCAATTATGACAAGCAATACTTTTACTTTCCCTCGTGGCGCGTTCGTTGGTTTCGACCACATCTTTAACGATCTTGAAAGAATGGCAACAGCCCATCAGAAAGATCATTATCCGCCTCACAACGTAGTAAAACATAGCGACGATGAGTATCTTATCGAGCTCGCAGTCGTTGGATTCAAACAAGATCACATCGATATTACGATGCATGATGGTATCCTAACCGTCAAAGGTAATCGTGAGTCTCGTAGAGATCAGAGTCTATATGTGCATAAAGGTATTAGTGGTCGTAAATTCGAGAGATCATTCCGACTCTCTGAATTTGTAGAAGTAACCGGAGCCGATCTTGAGGATGGATTGCTTACAATTCACTTGGAGCGTATCATCCCAGAAGAAAAGCGTCCCCGTTCTATTAAAATTAATAACGGGGTATCAAATGACCGCACTAGCACTACAAAGCCTGAGCTTCTCAACGAAGCTTCTTAATGGCTTATTTTCAGCAATAAAGAAAACTCTTCAAGGTATGATGGTTGGCTACATTCTAGCTAGACAATCTTCAGTCAATAGGATTGTTGCGCAGCAGCTTATCGATGCAGGAGAATACAGACAAGATCAGTATTACGAAGTATTGCATAAGATGAACCAGCAATGCATTGCAGCTATCCATAAGGAGTTTGGAAATGCATAAACTGAAAACCTTCTGGAAAAATTTATGGATGGACCCAGCAACTAAGTATCTTTCACAATCTAAAGATCACGTTGATCTAGAGCAAAGAATGAAAGAGCTTCAGAGAAAAGGTATCTGGATCTGATGTGGCCTTATACTGAAGAAGAAGCTGACTTTATTAGCTAAATATCGAACGGGCAGGTAGCTGCCCGTTCTTAACACACAACACACACGGAGAAGACTATGTCAAAAAATCCATTCGAATTACGCTTTGATGTACTAAAAATGGCAAAAGAAATGATGGATCGGCAATATGATCTTGCTGAAAATCAATTTTATCAAATGCTTGATAATGCCAAAGAGCAAAATAAAGATTTAATAGAAGTATATGAAAAGTACACGCCTAAGATGTATCATCCAACAGAGGTCATGAAAAAGGCGGACGAACTTTATAAATTCGTTTCTAAGAAAGACTAAATATAAGGGCACGCAAGTGCCCTTTTTAGTTTAGGAGCTGTAAATGCATGTGCATGACCAAGACCGAAAGTGTAACAAATGCAAGTGTCCTTGTCATTGTTACGCAGATGTTTGCCCTACTTGTGCAAATGATGTTTGTGAAATATGCGATTGTGGTAGAACAGGTTCCTATCAAGACAACCCCAATTCATTTATAAAAGAGAACACATAATGGCAGAGAAAAACTGGCAATATAGTCTAGAAACTATT